TTTTTAAATGCTTCTGTCTTTGTCATGATGCTATATTCTTAATTTTATCTAGAGCGTTAATCAATTCTCTGTCTTGATTTACTCTATTTTTGTTATCATCATTTTGTGTCTTTTGTGCTAGCTCTAGTTCTTTCAATGCCATTTCTTTTTCAAACTCTATTTTTTCTTGCTGTAGTTCTAGCATTTCTTTTTGCATTTTAAGTTCTGTTTGCTGCTTCTCTAGCTCTAGTTTAGCCATTTGCTCTTGCATCTTCATCTGTGCTTTTTCTCTTTCTACTTCTGCCAGAATCATTGCTGCTTTAGTATTACTATCTTCTTCTTTAGGAGCTTGTGCTGCTTGTTGAGCCATTTGCATAGCTTGTTCTTCTGATATTTCCATCAAGAACTGGCTGTCATCTTTAAACCCTGCCATATTAACAAACTTGGCTAATGTATCTCTGTATTGCTTGATATTAACTAACGGGTTGTTTAAACCATATCCTTTAATGACTTCTTCTTGTTTAGCAAGAATCATTTGCATAGTTGCTAATTGCTCTTGCTTACCACCTGTACCTAATCCCACATTAACAGTTAAGTTATATTGTGTTTCCCATTCTCTTGGGTTCATAGGAACAAATGAGTTATTTACTTTTATTATTCTTTCTTTGTCTTGATACTTACAAACAAGTTGTAAGATACCTTTGAACAATGTGCTAACACCTGTGTCTGCAAAGACACGAGCTATCAATTCTAGCTTACCTTGTGATGCAGAAGTCATAGCACTGACTGCTGTAGCTGTCACATTTTGTAGTAGGTTAGGGTCTAGTCCTTGCTGTGCATCTGATACACCACTGCGTTTAGCTTGTATAGAGTCTAGGTATTCCAACATAGGGAATGATTGACTTGCACTACTTTGTACTGTCATAGGTACTAACGCATTAGGATTCTTAATACGGATAACACCACCTGCTGTAGATGTCAGTAAGTCATCTAAATTAACTTGTCCTTCTACTGCTCCTACACGATAGTTGTTAGTCAAGTATAAGTTGTCTAGCATTTGTCGGGTAACTGTAGACTTGATTAACTGTAGGTCTATTGCTCTGTCAGCGAGTGACTGACCAAAGAATTTATGTGGAATTGGAATAGGACAAACACTGTGGAAAGGTTGATAATCACACTCCTCTCTCATTAATACTTTGTTTCCTGCGTAACAGATTCTATGTCTTTCTGCTATTCCATCACCATCTAAATCAGTTCTTATATAACACTCAAAGTATTCAACCAACTGCATTGCTGAATCATCAGAGTCATTATTATCAAAAGGTCTTTCACCTCTGTTATATCTTGCAATTCTTTCTGGTGAATAATCTAGTGCATCACCAATTGCTAAAGATTCTACGATATTTGCATCATAACCCATTGCAATTAAATCAGACCTTGTGACTAGTTTTCTTTGTGCTACAAAGTCAGCATCTTCTATTGTCACTGCTCTCTTGTCTATTAAGAATTCTTCTGGTGCTACATTTTCTATCTTAACTTTAGAATGGTCTTTAGTTCTTCTGCACTTAATATTGTAAGTTACATTAACTACAGGTGGCACTTCCATCACAATGGACTCACCTGTTTGTGGGTCTGTTATTTCTTGTGGTTCTTGTTCTATGATTTCTTCTACTTCTTCTTGCTCAACGATTTCTATTTCCTCGTCTTGCATAATCATAGTTAATTCATCTTCATTAAGATAATTATACTTTTCTATTGAGATGTCTTTCTTATCATCCCAGTATGCTTTTACCACACCTACTTTTTGTAACAACCCATCTTTAAACCAATCGTGCATGATTTCAAAGCCGTTGTTGTCTTTATAGAATATATGATTAGCATAGGCAGTCATCTGCTCTGCTATAGGTCCATCACCTTCGTTTACTGGCTCAAACTCTACTGCTCTACTACTCTGTGTAAACACTTTCATGATTTGTGGTAACGCACCATCTACCACTTCAGCTACTTCACCAGTCACTATTTGTGATTTACCATCTACTTCATTGCCATAAGGCTCACGCAAGTAATACTCTAATGCTTGTTGCCTTTCTTTAGAAGTTTCAGATTCAATAAACCCTAAACTGTCGTGTATATTACTTTCAACAAGATTTAGTAATTCTGTATCTTTGTCTGCATTAATTTTTTTAGCCATTTATACTACCCATTTGGTGTTTACCTCTAGTGGTTTGGTCCATGCTTCCATAGGTGATTCATCCATTCCTACGGCTAGGTATCTAAACGCATCAGATGCGTGGCTACTCCAGTCGTGAAGTGGTCTGTCATGAAATACATTTCTCTTTTCATCAAATACTCTACGATAGTTCCGTATTGCATCTAACCCTTGTTTTGTTTTGTCTTTATCAAACCAACATCTTGGTAGTAGTTGCCTTGCTGCTGCAATACCATCCATCACTGTTAGCTTGGTTGCTATTGTAATGTTTAAACCTGCTTCTTCTAACATTTCCTTTCTTGACTTACCTGTGCCTAATTCTCTTACAGCGACATCATGCGGTAATATATGCGTTGCATACATATAGTCATGTTCACGCAGCCAGTTTACATAGTAATCAAGACCGACACCATGATTCTCTACAAAGTCTATCAATCTCACTTCTTTATTCACTACCTGTGCAACCCATATGCTAGTAGAGTCTGACATACCCAAATCCCAGCCAGTATAAGTTCTTGCTAGTTCGTCTTTAGGAATGTCTATAATCTTATTCTGTTCTTCTAGTTTATTAATGATAGAAGAATAATATGCTCCTTCTACTGGAGCTTGGAAGCTACATTCAAACTCTTGTTGATACTTATCTTCACCCATCTCTGCTTTAGCAGCTTTGAGCTCATTAGCATCTACAATCTTTGTTTCAGATGCTTTAAATTCTAATAGTTCCCAACCCTCACTTCTTGACCCCCTGTCTCTCAAGTCTTTAAAGTGATTCTGTCCTTTTGGTGTTCCCATTGCTACGCAATAACCCAATCGGTCTGCTAGTGCAGGTCTGACAATCTCTGTGAATAGTGTAGGATTAATGTTCCCAACTTCGTCAAGAACGCACCCATCTAGGTAGATTCCACGCAGACTGTCAGGGTTATCTGCTCCGTACAAGTTTATCCTTCTTCCCATAAAGTCTACACGCAGTTCAGCAATGTTGGCTTTAGCTTGTAAGGGTCTTGTATATTCTAGCAGGTAGTCCCATGCAATTCTTTTAGCTTGATTGTAAGTTGGTGCTACATAAGCAAATCTAGGATTAGGTTTATCACAGTTGAGTGCTGAATGAATCAATTGGTTAATCGCACACACTGTCTTACCCATTCGTCTATGAGCTACCACTACACTAAAACGGCTATCCTTAACCATGTGGTGTATTTCTTTTTGTGGTGCTCTTGGGCTATAGCCTGTTTTTATTTGTTTTGCCATCTTATTGTAACTCTCTTACGAGGTCGTTACTCCTGTTAATATAATTTTAATCTACTTCAAGAACTAAATTTATTGTTGAATCTCCAGCTTTTTGATTTCTCCATTCTAAAGGAGAAGATAATGGCTCTCCTTCAAAGAAACCTTTTTTACTGTCTATAAAGCCTCTTTTCTTAAATGCGTTTACTGCACCTTCACTTGTAACATCTTCCATAACAATATGCTTTATGTTACTTTCTCTTGCTAATTGTTTAGCTTGTTCAATAACATCATCTGTTGCTTTAGTGCTATGACTACCAATGCTAGGTATATAAATAGCAGGGTCTGTACGAACTATCTTTTCTTTTCTTCTAGGAAATCTAGTTCTTTTACCTTCTTTGTATATTTGAGCTTCGGCAGAAGCTAATGGTATTCCTTTATTGTTAGTAGATACTAGGTATCTACCACTACCGCCATTATTCTTTGCCATATCATACAAATGTGATGACATAAAATATTGTGCATCAGGGTTGTATGGAATACCCTCTTTTTCAAACAATTCTCTTACTGCGTATTCTTGTTTTGCCATTTGTGAGCGTGGCATTTTATTTTCAAAGCCAACTATAGCATCATTTAATAATTTGTAATATTTATCTGATACTTTATTAGCTATAGGTTTTACAGCTTTACCTATTGCTTTAGATGGGTCAGCAGCACTCAATAACATACCACCCGTACCTAAAGCAGCATCTTTGTAATTACTTTCTGCTACACCTCTACCTGCCATCCTTCCCATATCTTCAGTAAATGGTATGCCAATTAAATCTAATAATCCAAAGTTACCTTTACTACCTGCAATAGATTTAGCAGCAGGAGTAGATACCTTATCTAATAAGCCATAGACATTTTCTTGTAAAGACATATTTTTAGGGTTTCTTTGCTCAAATGAATGGTCTAAATAAGGCTTTCTATTTAGCAGCCTTTCCAATTCAGATTGCATAGCAATTTTTTCTATATCATCAGGTGTCATTTTTGTCTCAATTAATACTTTTTTAAATACTCTATTGCTTTTTTCATTACCTTTATATTGTCTTTAAACTGACCTAATCCAGTATTACAATACTGACATAAAAGCTTTCTGACTGTCTTTGTTGAGTGGCAATGGTCTACATATAACTTGGTATCATCATTATGACTGCCACATAAATGACATCTATTGTTTTGTTTCTTTAGCATATCATTATAATCATCTAATGTAATGCCGTATCTATCTTTGTAGTTCTTATTTCTTATCTTATCTGGATTATTTGCTCTCCAGATTTTAC